TGAATTGGACGCATTTTTGAAATTAGACGCTCCTGAACGGGGATTAGTGCTTTTTAATGTGCGTTTCAACAATTTGGGGCAAATGCGGATGGCACGCCCGTGTGAACGGTGTATGCCGTGGTGTGTTGGTGCATTTTCAGAGATTTGGTACACCACAGATGAGGGTGTAATGCTGCACGGCGAGTCTCTACTGCCGCTAAATATAGTATTACCCCATCAGGAGAAGCATTCAAATGAAGAAGTTTTCACAATTTCTTGACCAAAACGAACTAAACGAGTGGATTAATCGCAAAGACACAAGCGAGACTCCACTAGTTGAAGCCAAACTGTCTCGCGTTTTCCAATATGTGGAAGACGATAGCAAGGATTTCGGTATTGTGAGTTCTTTCCGTGGCGGATTAAGCAACGAAGAAAACATGAAGCGTCACGCTGATCTCAAGGCTCGTGTTCGCAAGATGGGATACGGCTACATTGAGATGAAGGGCGGCTACCAAGAAGAAGGTGGCGTTGTGGAAGAGTTGAGTCTACTGATTCCTCAAATCAAGAAGTCTGAAATTGTGCAGTTGGGTCGCCATTACGAGCAACACAGCGTGATGTACAAGAACAATGAGGACTTTTTCTATATCGGCACAAACGAAAGTGCTGGTGTTGGCAAGGTTCTTATGCGCTTCAAGAAGGGCGAAGGGCAACAGAATCTTGAACTAGCCAAGCACAAGGTTTCACAATTCTTCTCGCAGTTGCGTAAGGGCGATCACGCAAACAAGAAGTTTGTGTTTAATGTCAAGGACGAACCACAACACGCAGGCGAGCAGGAAAAGAGTGGAGAAAGTGCCACTACTGCACACAAGCACCGCCCCGGTGATGTGTGGAAGACCTCTAGCGGATTGTTTGGTGCAATGAACGATGCAAGGCAATACGAATACTTTGAAGACCAAGACGCTGCGCGTCGTTACGCCAAGAAGACCAAGAGCGGTTACAAGATTCAAGAGCGTGAAGAGTGGAGTTTTTCCAAGGCTGCGTATCTGCGTCGTGGTGAAGACCCCAAGTGGATCACAATTTTTGAGGAATTGAACGACGAAAACTCCTAAATAGTTTAGGAGCAAAATGTCTAAAATCCCCAAGTCTTCTCGGGATAAATTAAAAACTTTACTCTTAAAAAATGCCGTTTCTAAAATTAGAAATGGCGGACGCTGTGGTTGCACCAAGCCCAAATCAAATAATCGGAATTCTCGTTAGGGGCTTGACACCCCTCCGATTTGTGGTAACATATATGTGAAAGGAGTTCATCCATGAACCTCAAGACTCTTCTAGCCTCTGCCGTTCTCGCAACATCTACTCTGTTCGCCTCTTCCGCTTCGGCGCAGTACGGGGGCAGCGCAATCGGTGTAAACTTCGGTGGTGGCTACAGTACCACCAAGGTTGATACGCCGCAGGGAACTTATAGGGTTTCCAACAGTTACATTGGCGGCGGCATCGGTGTGAACGCTGCAAGTGGCTACGGCGGCGGTTACGGTGGCTACGGCTACGGTGGTGGCTACGGTGGCTACGGCAGTCCTGTTGGCTACGGCTGTGTGCCTGTGTACTCGCCGTTCACGCGCTGCTACGGTGCGCCCATCTATCCTGCCGTTGTGGTTCCGTACTACGGTGGTTGCGCTGTGCCTGTGTATCCCGTGTGTGGTGGTCAGTTCATTGTTCGCTAAACTTCTGAAAACGGAGACATTCAAAATGCGATTCGCGTCTACTGCCCTTGTTTCGTCTTTCCTGTTCTGTGGTTTTGGTTGCTACACGCAAACCGACATCACGCGAACCGTGACCATGCCTGATGGCAAGGTGGAGACTTATGTGAACAAGAGCAATGGCTACAACTATAATCCCAACTTCACGGGCACGAACGAGCAGTCGGTTCATGTGCGTGATTACGGTTACGGCCCAATCTACGGCGGTGGCATGGGCATGGGTGGTGTTGGTATGGGTATGCCGTATGGTGGCTACGGTGCAGTTCCTGTGGTTCCCGTGGTTGTTCCTAACTACGGTCAGTACGGATACCCCTACTGAACCGTTCAGGTTTCTACTGGTCTTTCCCTCGCAGCGGTTGAAAAGATCAGATTACGGGCCTATCGTCTAGTGGTCTAGGATAGGAGGCTTTCATCCTCTTGACCGGAGTTCGAATCTCCGTAGGCTCACTTAATCTGCGTTTGTTGTTTGGCGAAGTAGTTCAGATGGCAGAACAATCCTTTCATACGGGATAAGTCGTTGGTTCAATTCCAACCTTCGCCATTTTTCATTGTTAAGACCTAGTTCAACACTCTTCCCAAATCAACATACCAGTATGGAAGACCTACAGATTGTATTTCTTATTGTTTCGGGGCTGTCCGCATTCGTTGCTGCCCAAATGTGGTTTTACAGACGGGCGTATTCCACGGGATACGCACACGGTCGCCACGCAGGGTTTAGCGAAGGCTTATGGAAATCCGCAGAACGCTCTAATCGGAAGGATAGCCGCCTCCTAAATACTTGAAGTATTTGGAAGACGATGATACCGATCTTTCAAATATTCGGGACGAGATGCTAGCGGTGCTGAACCAAACCAAGTACCTGCTGTCTCTCAAATAAGTCCGATAACAGGCAGTCCCATAATCTACGGCATAGGGTGGTGGAAACAGGGATTTCCGTGCTGTACAGCCGCCGTGGATGCCCTGTGCTGCATTTGGGGGTGCGGATAGACTGGCGGCACGGTTAAGGGGTAAAACGCCCCATTCCTTCTGCAAAACCGTTTAAACAGAAATCGCATTATTTCAGCGTTGACAACGCGGTTTTTGCGTGTATGATGCTGCCAACGCATCAGTGGAATGCAGCACGCTAAATATGACGCATGAACGAAAGGTTGGATATGGAAGTAAACAATGCACGGTTTCCTAAAGAAGTAGAAGTACACGCTCAAAAATATGGAGTTTCGTATATTGACTCCGTGATTGCGGTGTGTGAGCGGTACGGGATTGAACCCCAAGTAGCCGCTAAATTCCTGAACAAGCCCATAATTGAAAAGATACGGGCTGAAGGACAGAATTTGAATCTGCTTCCCAAGAAGGCAAAACTTCCTATTTGACACTTGACAAGCCGTAGGTATTGGGGTATATTGCTCCTAAATACCTGTGTCTGAATTGTTCGTCAACACATCAACACACAGTACAAATAGTACAAGGAGATACGCATGAGTTTCAAGGATATGAAGAGCCGTTCCAAGTCGCCCACTTCCTACCAGTCCCTTGCGGCTGAAATGGAAAAACTGAACAAGCGTTCAGAGTCCTACAAGGACGACCGATTTTGGAAGCCCGCACTAGACAAGACTTCTAACGGATACGCGGTGATCCGCTTCCTACCTGCGGTTGAAGGTGAAGACCTGCCGTGGGCACGAGTGTGGAATCACGGTTTCCGTGGTCCGGGTGGTTGGTACATTGAGAATTCGCTCACCACCATTGGTCTAAAGGATCCGGTTTCGGAACTGAATTCGCAGTTGTGGAACAGCGGTAGCGACGAGGACAAGAAGTTGGCTCGTGACCGCAAGCGTCGCCTGTCGTATGTCAGCAACATTCTTGTGGTCAGCGATCCCAAGAATCCTGAAAACGAGGGCAAGGTGTTCCTGTTCCGTTACGGCAAGAAGATTTTTGAGAAGATTCAGAGTGCCATGAATCCTGAATATCAGGACGAGAAGCCGCTGAACCCATTTGATTTTTGGGGTGGCGCAGACTTCAAGTTGAAGATTCGTCAGGTGGACGGCTATGTGAACTACGACCGCAGCGAGTTCGCTGAATCTGCTCCGCTAATGGGTGGAGACGACAAGGCTCTTGAGGAGTTGTGGAAGAAGCAGCATCCTCTCAAGGAGTTTACTGATCCCAAGAATTTCAAGTCTTACGATGAGTTGAAGACACGGCTCCACGAGATTCTCGGTGGTGATATCCGTGCGTCTGTCAACGAATCCGCTGCGAAGGGTGGTGCGGAAACTGCCTCTTTTGATGATGAAGACGAAACCCCGCGTCCCCAGACGCGCAAGCCTGTGGCTGCTCCTGCTCCCAATAAGGAGCAGAAGCGTGTGGTGGAGTCTAGTGATGACTCGGAGGACGCGCTGTCGTACTTTGAGAAGTTGGCAGGCGACGAGTAATCGCTCACCTTCACGGCACGAAAAGGGCACGCTTCGGCGTGCCTTTTTCTTTTATAGAGATGCGCGTTCTGCGGACTTTAGAGTGGGATCGTTGTTTCGTACACCCGCTCCCGTGTTGTTGTTCACGGTAATAGCGTTGTTGGTTGTCTTGGGAGCATTGACTGCATTTACTGTGGGTGCAGGTGCGGAATCCATTTGCTTGGCTTGTTCTGCTGCATCTCGTGCGCTGTCTAGTTGCATGGTTGTTCTGCCCACATCGGTTGACGGGGTTGATGGGGGAACAATGGTTCCGCTCTCCATTGAATACATTTGAG